TGAAGAAATTTTGAAGTTGTCTGCCGATGACCAGGTGGTCGCGCTGGCGATCGGAGATGAATTCATTGTGGGCAACCCGCAAAGCATGATCGACCATCTGCTTCCTGCGGTCCTCCAGGGTGCTGTTCGGTGCATCGCGTCTGGCGGGAAGTCGCTGAACATCTGGCTTTGAGGCCCGGAGAAAACGGGGCAGCAACCATTGGAATTCTGTCACTCTGAAGATTGCGAACCGGCGTTGCTTTCGCCGGTTCGCACGCGGGAAACTGTGGAGGTGCGAAAATGGACCTGAGGGAACTGACGGAACTGGCGGAACGGATCCACGCCGCAGCTGTTGAGAAGGGCTTCTGGGCGGTGAAGCACGCGCGGGAGAGGCATATCGCGAAGATGCACTCGGAGCTGAGCGAGGCGCTGGAGGAAGATCGCCTGGGGCGTCCACTGCTGTACGTGGACGATTTCGAAAATGAGCGCCGCATCATGAACGTGAATGCGTTTGACGGGCGCAAGCCGGAGGGCGTCGCGGCAGAGCTGGCAGACTTTGTCATGATGGCGCTGGACTGGTGCGAGGAATGCGGCTTCCAGAAGCACATGGAGTCGCTGTCGATGTTTCTCGACCTGCTGACCGACCCTGTTGAAAAAGATCTGTCGCTGTTGATTCTTTTCCTGCATGACGAGACAAAAACCAACACGTCCGACTGGAAATGGCCGTCGCTGATCGCGAACGTCGCGTTCTGGCTGGACAGACACGGGATTGACCTGTGGGACGTAATCCGCCTGAAGATGGCGTACAACGAAACCCGGCCCAAACTGCACGGGAAGAAATATTGACAGTGGAGGGATCGCGATGGAACGCACGTATATGATCGATTATCGCCGGGAGCACGGCATCGACATCGAAGTGATGGCTCGTGGCTGCAGGGTGTCGGTGGCGTTGCTGGAACTGTTGGAGGGCGACGACAGGCAGGTGACGCACCCCAATTGCGCCAAGCGCATTGTCAGGGCATACCGCCTGACGAAAAAACAGGCAGAGGGGCTGCTCCCAGTCCACTACCGCAAGTCCAGTCCGGAATACGAGCCCGACCGGTACAGGCGGTCGAGCGCCTTTGGACGGTTTGACTTCATGGTGGGATGGCGCGGGGTTTCACGCATGTAGTTTGGACCCATTTTGACGAAGGAGGAAGCGCATGAAGAAAGTGAACTGTACGTATGAGGATCTGACAACCTTTTGTGAACTGCCGGAGGACGGCGGCACAGTGGAAATCAGGCTGCTTCGCGCGCCGACAGAGGACGATTTGATGCTCTGCAGGCGATGTGCGCTCCAGACGGTGGGGAGGGATTCGGACATCCCTCCCACCGACGAATGGCTGCACAGGATCATGAGGGCGCGGCACAGCCCGATTCGGGAGCTGCACTTCGCCTTTGAGTTCATCGGGTTGCCGTCCTACATCGCAACCCATCTGGCCCGGCACGTCCACGCAAGGCCGTACATACAGACCCAGCGCAACGACCGCCAGCACAGCTACGACCGGCGCAGCGCCCCGCAGGACGCGCCCGTCAAGATGATCTGGTGCATGGAGGGAGAGGAGCTGCAGATCATCGCCAACAAGCGCCTGTGTGCGCTGGCAGACCCGGCGACGCGCTGCATCGTGGCGGCAGTGTGCAATCTGGCGGAGACAGCAGCGCCGTATTGCAGGGGCCTGCTCGTGCCAATGTGCGAGCATCAGGGCGGCGTGTGCCATGAGATGACGCCCTGTGGGAGGGTTGGAAAGTGAACAGAGAAGAACGAAGGCGGGCTGAGAAAGCCCAACAGCAGCAACGACTGGCCGCCATGCGCAATGCGAATCCCGCTGTATACTTCAGCCAGAAGTGCAGGGTGATCGATGACATCTCGCGCAACGGAATCACGCCGGATGCCCTGAAGCGGGAATACGACCGGGGCCGGGACGACGGCGGTCGGGAGGTCACGCAGAGCATTGGAACAATCTACACTGCAGCCATGTGCCTTGCGCTGCATGAAATGCATGGCTTCGGGCGCGAGCGCCTGTACAGGCTCATGGGAAGAATGAATGAAATCATGCTTGAAACACTCACGGCGCAGGAAGCAATTCAAAAAGTCTATAAAAAGCTGGGCCTGAAGTTTCGGCAGGACGACCCGTTCAACTGGCTGGATTTTGACGATTGATGAGGTGAGACGATGAACAAAGTCATTCTCGTGGGCTATCTTGCGGCGGATCCGGAATCGCGCACAACACAATCCGGCATCGCGCAATGCACGCTGCGCCTGGCCGTGCAGAGGCGCTTTGCCAACCAGCAGGGGGAGCGCGAATCGGACTTCTTCAACGTCGTCTGCTGGCGACAGACGGCTGAATTTTGTACAAGATACCTGAGCAAAGGGCGAAAGATCGCCGTGGCAGGCAGTCTGCAAAACCGATCGTATGAGGCAAAGGACGGCTCAAAGCGGTATGTAACGGAAGTGATCGCGGAATCCGTGGAATTCTGCGACAGAAGGGATGATAGACCCGGAGCGACTGCCTCACAGCCAGTTGCGCCGCCGGTTGCGCGACCTGCGCCAAACCACCAGACGAGCATGGCGGAGATGGGCTTTTCCGAAGTCGAAGACGACGATTTACCGTTCTAAATGGCGCGACGACAGTTGACGATGCAGTGATCGTACAGGACCCGGCGGCATGGTCTGTCAGGCAGTTTCGTGAAAAACGTGAATATCGTGAATATCGTGAAATGCGTGAAAAACGTGAAAGACCGGGCCCGCATGCAATCTCAAAATCGATACAAGGGAGGCGTTTTGTGAAAAATATTCCTGAGCGTGACACTTGCGACAACAACCGGAAGACAGCCCGAAGAATCCTGTGGGCATGGGGGCACGCGCTCGAAGAGATCGCGCGCCTCGAGGCAGAGCGCGACGCCTTCCGGCGCTGGGCCACCGATGCACGGGACACTCTGCGCGCACAGAACCTGACCGGGACGCCGCGCGGAGGAGCGCGCCGCGATCTGGCGGACGTCGTCGCAGAGGCCGACAGGCGCGCTGAGATGTACAATGCGCAGGCCGCACGGATCGACGAAGAGATTGCCGACTACATACGCCTGCGCAACGTCGTCGAAGAGCTGATTGCGCAGCTTACCCCGGTTCAGAGGGAGGTTGCCCTGCGCCGCTACCGGCACGGCTGCGAATGGCACTGCATCGCCCGAAAGATGAACTACGGCGAGAGTACGGTGCGCAGAATTGACGACGAAGTTGTGGACGCGATCGGTCGCTATATAGTAACAGCGGAGTTGGGATAGATGTAACCATCGACAGGCGAAAAAAGGATGTTGACAAAGACAATTGACATTCCCCCCGGCTAAAGCCGGGGGAGTATCAATTCACCGGTGCTTTCAGTGGTACAACTGCAAGGGTCTTGCCCATTGCCGCCAATACCTTAAGAAGGGTATCGAGTTGTGGGCTATTATATCCCTTTTCCATGCGGGCGATAACGGATTGTTTTACGCCGCTGATTTCTTCCAGCTTACGTTGACTAATACCCTGTTCTTTTCGCGCCTCTACCATTGCCGTTATAATCGCGGCTTGCAGATCGCTTTCTGCAATTTCTTCCGGGGTGAAGTGTTCGCGGTCAAATTCTTCATCCCATACACGGAAACCGTTAATGGTTGCCATTATCGTTCCACCTCTCTACAAAATCCGCAAATTCGCGCTTTGCCTGTTCTATTTCCCTTTTCGGGGTTTTCTGCCCCTTCTTTTCAAAACAATGCAGCAATACGAAAATGCCATCTTTCCATCCAGCAAACAACACTCTATCTTTCACGGGTCTAAGTTCCCATATTTCGCCGTCAAGGTGTTTGCAAAGGTCAGTTGTCAAGGGCAAACCCTTTTCTTCAAGTGCTTTGATATACGCTCTCATTTTCGTTTTGCGTATTCGCGCGTCTTTCGTATGTTGCCCATCAAGCCAATTCAGATATTCAAGTACGGGTTCCCTGCCGTGCCTGTCGCTGTAGAAGACTGTTCGGTACAATGCCGCTTGCCGCCTCCCTTCTTGCGTACATGATAGCAAATTAGTATTCATTTGTCAATAGCTGCTTTGTCCGCTGTGCGCTATCGGATCGTCTAATGCCGCGTGTGGATTTCTGCGTGCCCCTGTGGCGTGTTTTGTGTTCTTTCACCCATGCGCTGGGGCCCCTCTGTGGGCGTTTCTGCGCATTCTGATGTGACCATAGGCAGGTGGAGAAAGAATGTTGACAAAGACGGCGGCCTGATGGCCGACCGTCTCTCTTTTAAAAAAAGGGTTGCAAGCCAAAAGATGAGCGTTTTTGAGCGTTTTGATGTGCTATAATGGAATCATCGAGAGAGGCGCAGAGCACCTCTCTTTTTTGAACGAAGGAGGGGAGCGGGGTGTCCGGGCCGAGTGAAAAGTGGAGGGAGAACCTTGCCAGGGGCCGACGGTTCACAAGCGACCCCAACGACGGCTACACCAAGCAGTCGCAGCGCAAGGGCGGAACCAACAGCAGCACGGCCCGCGCGGCCAAGCGAATCTTCAAGGATACGCTGGCCCGGAACCCGACGGCGGTCTTTTCGGGGGAGGTTCTCGACAAAATCCGCGAAGCCGGGCTGGAGCCCAGCGAGAAGACGATGATGGAACTGGCGGCAGAATCGACCCTGTTGCAGTGGATTCTGGGCGACCCCAGAGCGGGCAAATTGATGATGGAGCTGGCCGACAGCGACGGAGCCGCCGAACAGCGCAAAATCAACCGCGAACGCCTCAAGATCGAGCGCGAGCGGCTGGAGCTGGAGCGGCAGCGCGTCGAGCTGGAGCGGGAGAAGCTGGCTATACAGCGCAACGACCCGAATCCCGAAGACGTTAACGCACAAATCATTGCCCTCGCCGACCTGCTGAACAATGCCGCTGCTGACATCAACATCGAGGATATCGACGTCAGTCCTAACGAAGAAGAAGGGAGCCTCCCTGAACCATGATCCAATACGCGCCCTTTTGCGAACGCCAGCGAGATTACATCCGGCAGAGTCAACAGGCGTGGTTGAATGTCGCTGAGGGAGGCAAGCGCGCCGGGAAGAATATCACCAATCTGGTCGCCTGGTCAATGTGCCTCGAAAAGCATCCCGACCGCCTGCATCTCGCGGCGGGCGTGTCGCAGTCGGCCGCGCTGATGAACATCATAGACTCGGACGGATTCGGCCTTGAATGGATCTTCAGAGGCCGCTGTAAACGCGGGCAATACATGGGGCGCAACGCTCTGATTGTACAGACACAATCAGGGGAGAAGGTTGTGATTATCGCGGGCGGCAGCGACAGTCGAAGCGCAAGCCTAATTAAGGGTCATTCATACGGAACGGCGTATATCACCGAGGTAAACGAGTGCCATCGCACATTTTTTCAGGAGGTCATTGACCGCACACTGGCGAGTAAAAAGCGCCAGCTTTTTTTTGACCTGAACCCCAAACCGCCGTCTCACTGGTTCTATTCTGAGTTTCTGGATTACCAAGACGAGCTGAAGCGCCAGGGACGCAATCCCAAGTACAACTACGGTCACTTTACCATTGTGGACAATCGCTCACTTTCACTGGAAACTCTTCGCGAGAATCTGGCAAAGTATGACCGGTCTTCGATCTGGTATCAGCGAGACATTTTGGGAAAGCGAACCAGTGCCAGTGGGCGCATTTACACCTCTTATCGATATGATGATGTTGCGATCGATCCGGTTGAAATCCGGAAGCTGAACTTTAGCGAACTGGCTGTCGGAATCGACGTCGGCGGCACGGACGCGACCGCCGCGACCCTCACCGGTGTTACCCGCGACTTTCAGCAAATCGTCCACATCGATGGTCTCTATCACAGGCAGGGGATTGACAACCGCATGGACGAGACCGCCTATGTGCGCATGATCGTGGAATGGCTGATTCCGTGGGTCGCCATCTATCCCAGGATAGGCACAATCTACGTCGATAGCGCAAACAAACTGTTCCGGCAGGCGCTGTGTAACGAGTTGCTCCGCCGGGGGCTTTCGCGCTTTGCCGTGCGCGGTTTTGACAAGTCAGATGGAATACTTTCGCGCATCGAGTTCACGGCGATGTTGCTCGCCGCAGGCAAATATAAAATCAGCAAAAACATGCAGAAGTGGCACGAAGCAATGCAGATGGCCGTATGGTCCGACAAAGAATATGAAAAGGGCGAATGGGTGCGCGTTGATGACGGCAGCTATCCCGTTGACTGTTTGGACAGTGCAGAGTACAGTTGTTACAACTTCAGGCGTCATTTTATTCGCTAAACGGAAGGAGAGATCAGGAGCCCATGCAGGAGATTCTAGACATGTGCACACCAAGCGAAGCGTGGGATGTGCTCAGACACCGAAAAACCAAATACTATGACATCTACAGCGCTGCATGGTCGGGAAACATTCCCGATCTAATCCGGACGTCCGAGCCAGGCACGTTCTGGAGCCGTCCCGGCAAAGCGCGCGTACACGTGCCCCTCGCAGCGGATATCGTGACGACTTCTTCCAATCTCCTGTTTGGCGAGGAGCCCCGGTTCGATCTCAAGTGCGACAAAGTCCAAGACGACATCCAAAAAACACGCCAGAACCGTCTTGACGAGATTATTCGCGAGACGAACTTTTGTTCGCGTCTGGCCGAAGCCGCCGAAAGTGCTGCTGCACTCGGTGACGTCTACCTCAAGATCAACTGGGACAAGGAGGGATTCGACGTCCCGCTGGTCATGGTGGTTCAGGGAGACTCCGCTCTTCCGGAATAT